CGCCGACGAACAGGTCATGCAGGCCGTCACGCACGGCCGGCGTGACCTTGCCAGCCTGGACAAGGCCATCCAGTTTCATCTTGCAGTTGTCGCTAGCAAGCGACAGCATCAGTGGATCGGGTGCGACAGGTGACTTGCCGGAATCAGCAAGCCGCTTCTCCATGGCGTCGCACTTGGCCACCAGGCTCACGCTAGTCGCTTCAAGTGTGCTCTGCTTTTTCTTCAGGTCGACCACGCCGGACAAAATCAAGTCCCCTGCGTTGTCGTCCGTCATATCTGTCTGAATGCCGAGTTCCGTTTGAATCTTCTTAAGGTCCATGCTTGGAGTTCCTTTTGTTTTGAAAGTAAAAACAGGCACGTCTTCCGGCGCGGCACCGAGGGACGCAGACACCGCAACGAATCCCGATAGGCCGGGGATGACCGGATCGGTGCAAAGCGCAACGTGCCTGATAGGTCGCGTGTATGTGTTTCCGTGGCCGTCGGTCCATTGGCCTGGTGCATAGATCGAGACATCAGACGTACCGGCCATCTCAATGCCGTGTTCGCCGACAAGGTCAAGCACGCCGACTAGCGCGTCGCCTTCTCGATACATGTCGACGAGCCAGCCTCGATTGTCTTCGGGATCAACGGAATGCCCGGAGGGGATCGGTACCTTGACGCCATTCTCTTTCATGGCCGAAAAGGTGGCTGCCCAATGATCGAGCGCCTTGTCGGTGACTTCGAAACTGATTCCGTCAGCCGCTTTGTGGTAGCTGCCTTTGCGAATCAGTTGCTTCGTGAATCGTCGCACCGGCTGCCCGCCCTCTTCGCGCGCAGACCCAGCCATTGCGAGTGGTGTTTCGGGTGACAACAGAATCATTGCTTGGTCGGACATAACTCCCGCAATGTACACACGAAACCAGGGGGCCGGCTACACTGGAATTCCAGATGGTGACATTCTGGTGCGTCCTGATACATCCTGATACATCCTGACACGCCGCCCCCATGGACAATCACGCGTTGCCCTGGCTCTTGCTACTGGTCTCCTTCTCGGTTTTCTTTGTCGCTGGACTCACTCAGCGACAAGTCTCCTGGTTTTACCCGCCACTGCCCGCCGAACTTCCTGCCGGTTAACTCGCCGGACTTGAGCAATCTGCGCACTGTATTCGCGGACATATTTAGCTCGGCGGCAACCTGCTTCGGTGACAATAGCGGCATGTAATCCTCATTGAGCATTCGCGAAAAACTGACCAGGATTGAAACGGAAACCACGCGACACCTGCGGTGCAACGTCCTCCCCGTCAACGTCAACCGTATCCGGCACCGGGACTACCGGCTGCTGTTCGTAGATCGAGATCACTGCACACCGGCAAGCCCAGCCGTTCGGCGGCCAAGCGACGTTCCAAAATGGATCATCCTTTGGCAACGTCACGCCCTCGAAGCCTACATGTTCGTCTCGCACTCGGTCGTCGCCTACAGTAACGTACTTGTATCCCCATAGGATCTCTTGCAACGCTGGGTGGCTGTCGGCCTGTGACCATCCGGCATTGTACGCAAGCTGCGTCTGCGTCCGGAAGATGGCCTCTAATGTGAAACTGTTCTGCGGGCTAATGCCCGCCGCTGTAAACGCACGACGCAGGGACGCCTTGCCTTCCTTGACCGTCGCGCCTGACCGTGTCGACTCAAGGATCGACTCTTGCAGTTTTCGCTCTACTGCGTCACTCGCTTCCTGTACTACACGAATCGACGTCACATCGTACGCTAGTTCCACATCGGTCAGCCGCTCAGGTTTGATCTTCAAGCGTTCTTCCAGGACGCGGACCGCTGTATTGTACGGGCTCGCGCTATCGAATAACGCCAAGGCCACTTCCTTCGGGACCAGCGTCCGTGACCGGCTATGGCCAGCCAGGTGCGCGGTTGTCATGCCCTCGGTCAGCAATTGGATCAACGGACGCATTCCCGCTCGAACTGCCTGTGATATCCTGTCGCTGTTGTCCCCCGCCTTGAAGACTGCGCGTTGAATGCGATCCCCTATCAAACGAGAAGCATCAATCCCGATCCGCTGCAACCGAGATCGATCCCGATCCTGAAGCCTCGCTTGTCGTCTTTCCTCTCGGGATACCGAGCCCGCTGCTTGCCTTACCATCAGGAGCCCTCCGCCTCTTCCCCAACTGCCTGTAATACTCTCCGTGCCGTCGCTGCATCAGGGTCGTTTGGGTCAACGCCATCAATCGCCATAGGATCAGAGCGGCGATCGTCACCCTCTTCGAGCGACGGTACACCGAGACTGTGCCGCAAACTACTGGTGTCCATTTCGCCGAACTCTTCCAGGAATCCCGATGGGTTTGCCAGCACCGCCTTATAGACCGCGCTCAAAAACAGCCGCTTCGAGTCCTGTATCGGAGAAGGAATAAGCTTGACCGTGCCTCTTGCGGCATCGCCCCAGTTGATCGCTAGCAGTTGGTCGACCGCGTGCCAATTTGTGATCCTGGTGACCTGCTCATGTACTAGCTCTGCGTTAGTCATGGCCAGGTCTGCATGTTCGCCCGCCTCTGCTAGTGTGCCGTGTTGGCCCTCCAGTGCAATCCGCTCCGGTAATATCAAGCCGCGAAGTATCAGAGAATCCAGGTATCGCAACCGGTCGATGAACGTAGGCTGTCGACCACCGCTATCCTGTAACATCGAGATGTCCCACCCAGCGTTTTCGCAATTTAGGTCGGAAGCGACCGCTTCCGGCTTCGGGATCGCTACGGACCCCGCAGCTTCGAGTGAATCCATTATCCGCTGCGCAATGACGACATTGTCAATCTTGGCTCCCTCGACGTCTGTGCTCTGCCCCGGCGGGTAGTGTACGACCAAATGCGACCCGGCGACCTTGCGGTCATATTTTACCGCTCCCGCGTTCGCTTGCTCCCACTCAATCCACGTCTTTCGTACATTTTCCAGCAATGGCACGCCGCCCCAATTCGTCCCTTCAATGGCGAACGAATAGAGCAACGTATGCTCCACGGGCAGAATAACCTCACCTTGCCTAACGCCGTCGAACGCACCCGTCGCCTGATCAACGCGCAAATGGGTAATATCCGGCAACAACGGCTTGAATTTCCTGATTCCAATCCGCCCGTCGTCGGTTTCTTCAAACACTTTCTCGAACGACTGAAATCCATAATCGATGTATCCGAACAACAGCGCGTCCCGCAGTAGCGGCTGCCTGGCTTCAAGGAACTGGTCAGCTATGAAGTCTTGCGCTCCGTCCGGTGCGTCTTCTCCAGCCTCGATGGACCACTCGGCCGCCAAGATCGGCGCTACAGCTAGCGTTCTCCCAATGGCTACGGTAGGGTGTTTCCTTATTGTCCTGTATGTGGAGTAGATAGCAGACGACTGCGGCCCAAGCAGATTGAAAACCGTGCTGGTAGTCCGCGCACCCTGTACGCCGGTCTGTTCCTTTTGCGTCGGCTTCCGGCTGAAAAAGTCGACTATTGCTTTTGGAAGTGGCATATTGAAACCTATCTAAAAACGTAAGGCGACGTAGTGCCGCCCCTGGTAATCACTGTCTGTTGTTCCCTGAATATCTCGGCTCGAACCGGGAAGAGCTGGTGAACCGGATAGCCCATCGCGTCCGTGATGTGGCCAAGGTCACCAACGTCCGCCAAGTCTCGCGTGCCTGGCTTATAGCACCTAGCTTCGAGATCGTCAATCAATCTCTTGCATCTCGGGTCAATGAACATTCGCCGATCCCCAGCCGCATTGCACAACATCGCATTGCACGCCGCAAGCCGATTCTCCACCCGGGGGTTGCTCTCGGTGTAATGGATCGTGTGACCCATATCGCGAAACTTCGGGTGTCCCATGATATGCACTCTGTCACTCGCCGCCGCCGACGTCTTGCGTGCTTTCGCCGACGCATCGCCGTAGAATTCCCACTGGCCTGTGTGCCCCGGATACCTGCCCGCCAATGCACCCAGCGCGGCTGGGGTGTTCGTGTCTCGCATCCATAGCTCGTCGAACCATTCTATATGGTCTGGCCACCGATGACCGATAACCCACGCCATCGGGTCCACGTTAAAATCACTGCCGACAATGATCGTCTTCTTTGGTGAATAGCTACACGGCCTAACGTTGTAGTCGCGATCGAATGAATGAAACGCCTGGCCACCGGCCGTTTCCCAATGTGCGTCGAATTGCTCCCGATAATCCTTCGGGTCCATTGACGCTTTGGCTGCTGCTAACGCTTCGGGCGGCAAGATGTCAGAGCTAGGCCAAGTGAATCCAGTGGCCTCCGGGAACTCGCCTGCCGAAGCTGACTCGTAAAACGCCCGGAAGTCCCTGGCGCCCGGCCCTTGCCGCTTCGGTACCCCAATACGCCAACACCAACCGACTCTGTGAACCAACGCCGGGCGAATTGACCTATCAAATAAACCCGGCTTCAGATCGCAAGACTCATCCAGGACGCAGCCGTCCCATTGAACACCCTCCACTCTCGCGGGGTTGTCCATGCCAATGATACACACCGACGAGCCAAACACCGTGACAATCCGCAACTCGCCTTCACGCACCTCCGCCTTCCAGCTATCCGGAATAAGATTCTTGAGATCATTCCAGGCAATCCGCTTCGCCTGATTCCGGGTGGGCGCGCCGTAAAAGTACTGAGGGTTCGGCCATGGCTTAAGGATTGGCAGGAACCGCACAAGTCGCCGCTTAGCTAATTCGGTCTTACCCGAGCCCCTACCAGCCGGCACGGCAACGAAACGCTCTTCGCATGACCACAATGCCGCCTGTCCTGCATGTGGCCGCAGTTGTGTCCAAGCTTTAGTCAGCATGCCCATTTCCGTTTCCATTCGCCTTGCCGTTATGGCGACCATTCGCCCGTATGGCACCAGGCGCCAAAATGGTAAGGTCCATAGCGTCGGCTTGCTCCGATGCTATATCGAAAATGCTTCTCCCTGCCTCGTTGCCCGCTTCTTTATCTGCCTTTGAAAGTCGATCCTCGCGTTCCATGCTCAATCGCTCGATTTCGGCAAACGCCCTCACCCCAGTGGCCTGAATTCGCTCCTTCTTGTTCTCCATCAGTTTCACGGCCGTGTCTGTAGCCAGCTTACGCATTGAATCATCGATGTGATAACCCGACTTCATCGCACTAATTACCATCATCATGTCACCCCTGACGTGATGTGGATCAGTGAACAGCCCGCCTTCGTCAGACTTATTATCTTCTGGGTCGTCTGGTGGTTCGTTGTTTTCCATATGCCCTACTCGGGTTGCGGCTCCGGAATCGGCGAACCGCTCTCATCCGAATCGGATTCAATTGACTCGGCCATGGCGCCACGCAGGCTTAACATATCAAGCAACGCACTCACCATCGGCACCGCGTACTTGACATCCAATGTCGATCCTGGCTTGTACTCGCCAGCTACGAATTCCCGAGCATTATTCAGGGCGGCCAGTTCTTCGTGTGTCATATTCTCATCCTACAAAAGGTACCGTTGCCCCCGACCGTGCAGTGGTCGGGGCGTCAAGACTTTGCTTCACTCCACGGATCTCGCTAAGCGTATGCATCGCCATTCGCTTGTGGCCGCTTAGCTTGTGTGTCGCGGCCCCCGTGTCCTCGTCGAAGTCCTCTATACCCCGAGACTCGTACAGCCACACGCCCGCCAACGTCGCGGCGATGTTCACTATGGCGATAGGCGGTGATCCAAACGGAATCACATATCGACCGTCGCGAAGCGAGTTATCTATGGTCTCTTGCGCCACTTCAATCGCTCTCGACACTCGCGTGAAGCCAAGCTGACTGTCGGCGGTATTCTCCAAGTCGGACCACTGGGCGACGTTGGCCCGGCCGAACATCAACTCAATGTCGTTCCGATTACAGTAACCGATGCCTGAATAGGCGTCAGGGTCGGTTACGCCAGACGAGCCACTGTGTGTGTTGAGGACCGAGATAATCCAAACAAGCATAATTTTGTTGGAAGACGTGGCCGGCGTTATGGCAACTTCGACCTGGTAAAACTTGCGACCACCAGCAGAAGGTGCCCCTGGAAGCAGCGATGCAGGGGGAGTCCACGCGAAGTTATAGCCCGTACTATCCTCAGTCCATAGGTCGCCCGTCTGGAGCGTGTCGAAGACCACGTTGCTCGCCAGTAGGGCACCGGTTGCACCGGTCACCGTTGGATAGTCAAGGTCGTCTACCTGATAGGCAATGGAACTAACGTCGGCCTGAACGAGGAAGCCACCGTCATAGGCTCGCACACGCGACAGCAAAGGCACGCTAGCGCCTTCGAGGATCTCGACCTTTCCGATTATTGCCATCGCTCAGCACTCCTATCAGATTACTTCGGCTCCTACCAACGGGCTATTGCCCATGACTTGCGCACCCGGCCGGCTATTGCCATTCATTACCATGGGGCCCGTTCGTTGCCGGTCGTTCGATGCAACCACAACAAAGTCGCGCGCAACCGACGGCAACGCAACCGCATTCCCGCCGTAAGCATTACCGGAAGCAACCCGCCACTGCTGATCTTTATCCCCGGGTAGCTTGCTCCGCAGATACGGTCGGGCCACGCCGACCATGTTCATTCTTTTTTCTTGGGTATCAAGAGCCATTATCCTGACACCATCTTCGCTTCATTGTAATCGTCGCCGTCGTCCGTTAGTGTCTTCTGTGCGATGACGGTTCCCGCGTCGTTCTTAATCTTGAGCTTATCCGGGTCGTCGCTCGTATTCACGTCCAAATCATTGCGAAGCGCCATGTACATGAGCATGACGGCGGTCCGTAACGTCGGCGTGATCGCCGGCTGAGCCACCCCCAGCTCTGCGATTGCCGTATCGAGGGCCGCATTGACTTGCGTCAAAACATCCGCCTCCGCCGCCTCCGCAGCTATCGACCACCTCGTATGCGGCAAGGCGTCAAGGACCGGATCTTGAATAGCCGGCACCCATCGTAATGCGTCCTCCATTGTCGGTTTCGTGCATAGTCCGGTAGACCAAACACCGTTGTGATTCGCTCCAAAATAACAACGTATTTCGCCTGACGTCTCCACGAATGTATCTCGTCCAATGTCATCGGTCGCAAACGTGATGATGTCGACATCCCGTTTCGGGTAGGACGTGCCGTCGTTGGAAACTGACTGGAAGGTAGCTACCCGGCGTCGGATATCAGGATCAAACGTCGGCTCGTAGGACTCCCATAGTTCAAACCGCGTGTAGTCGTTATTCGCGCCATAGACACCGACGGCAAGGTAGTAGTAGCCCGAGCCGTTTCGGAATGGGGACGGGCTATAGTAGCCGTAATACGGCTGGCGGTGCGACAGGTTGTCGGTGTCGCCGAAAACTGGGTCGCCGCCCTTCGTCCAGGTGATTAGATCCGTGCTGGTCGCGTACCCGATCTTCCGATCGGACGCCGGCTCATGCGAACCCGTTATGAGCGTCGTGTACCAAGCGTAGTAAGTTGAGGCGATCTTGATGACGCCGGTCACTTCCACTGAATCTCGCTCCCAAGTCAGCGTCGGTATCAACACCGGGTTCGTTGCTTCTTTCACCCACGTGATTCCGTCCGCACTGGTCGCGTATCCCGTTGCGATGATCGTGTCGGCTTGCTTCGACGTATAGAGCATCCGCCAATCACCAGCACCTTCACGCCAGACGCGCGGTGCCCACACTCCTCCAACGGAGTCCCAGCCCCCAACAGATCCTTCCAGTACCGTCGTGCCAGCCGACCATGATGTTTTGCCATCCGTGCTCGTCCGCCGTCGGATAATGTTCTTGCCAGAATCCAAAGCGACATAGTACAACACCCATGAACTGGTTCCGTCCCAAACGATGCACGGTCCCCGACTTCGTCCGTTGTCTCCAGCTCCAGCCGCAAACAGCTTGTCGTCTCCGTAGATCGGCCACCTACTGATGCCGTGGAGTCGCTCGACCTCATCACGGAGAACTGTCACAGTTGTAGCTGTATCTACCAGCACGACACCTTGCACCTTATTGGTTCCTGGATCGTAGCCAGCGTCGGCAAAGTCCTTCAGGTCGATCGCCGATTGCAAATCGTTGTTTATCGCTTCGAGAGACACCATCCCAGTCGGCAGCAATTGGTAGCCTGTCGTGTCATCCACGGCAACATCCAATGCCTTAAACGTCGCTACCGGATCGGAATAAGAGACAATCAGTGCCGATTGATCCTGCCCCGTCCCAGAGAGGAATTGAAGCGTCTGCCCAGAAATATCAGCCGCCGGAGATAGGGCGTTTAGTGTCGCCGTTGTCGTTGACCCAGCACGCACTTGACCTTCGTTCGTCGACATGCGCCCGTCCTGTGCAATGACAACGACCGTGGACGTCCCGTCTGGAACTACTTTCCAATCCCGATCGAGAATGGCAGTCTTGGCCGCATTGCCATTGCCTGCGCCACCGAAGTATTCGAGGATTCCCCGTACTTGCCCTGATCCAGTTCCTTCGGTAATAAGTATCTGCGATGGATCGTAGCTGCCATCCACTGCGCTTGCTGTAGCATCGAGCGTAACGGTGTTTGCCGTTGCCGACACCACGTCGAACGTCCCTATTATCTGCGAGGCAAGGTCTCTCAACCGACGGCCGGCGGAACCGGGTATGTTGTGTGTCGCTGCCGTCAGTAGTCGGTCCCAAATAGCCTTGGCGATTTCGACCATTCCCGTTGCCGTGGATACTATGGCATCAAGGCCAGTGGCGGCAAGGCTCACCAATCCAGTGTCCGTTACGTCGAGCGTCCTGCCCTCCACAGTTGACGAGAGCCACGATACATTGTTCTTCTCAATTGTCGTCGTTCCGTTGTCCTGAATGTCTCCGCTGGTATTGTTCCCGAGAATGTTGCTGTGGACTTGTGCATCTGTGGAACTCGCCCCTACGTTAACACCCCAGCCCCCCGCGTTGTGGATCGTATTGTGGTGGATCTCGGTATCGTTGGTCGTTCCATCCTCGATTAGAATCGAATCACCACCTGTATTGGCGAGGTGATTGTTGCAGAGCGAGTTATCACTGCTGGCTCCAGCCGTGCCAACAATGTGTATTCCCTGCCCGGAAGCAGCAACTCCCGTCCCGTCGAAATGGTTCGACTCGATTTGGCAATTGCTCCCACGGAGTATGTTGACGCCGTCGCCTCGCGTCTCGTTGAACCACACGTGGTGAACGTTTGCGAAGTCCGCATCCGTGATTTGTACCCCGACTTGCGATCCCGTACCGTTGAAGTCGTCAATCTGGAACCCAGACAGCTCTGCGCCATCCCCCGTCACGGTAAACGCGACAGTGTTGTTCGCTGTCGGCATCAGTGATAAGTCACGGCCGGGACCTCGGAATAGAGAATAGCCGTTAGAAATAGTCGAATCCTCGCTGTAGACTGACGTCGATGCGGCTGCTCCCGCTACAAGGATATAGAGGTCGTGACCGTAGTCGGTACCGGCATTGTCGTGTGCGTCCTGCCTCGAAAGGTACGGATTACTTACCCCGCCGTCTCCTCCGCCGGCATGCGTGGTACCGTTCGTTCCATCAACGAACAAGATGCTACCGGTTCCTGGCTGGTGTGTATGCGCGTCTCGCTGGCTCTCGATTACAGCGATCACAGTCTTGAGTTGATCAAGAAGGTTGGCGCTGCGAGGTGCAGCAGCCAGGCTGGTTAGAGTGCCCAATAGTGTGTCGAGATCCAGCCCACCAGCATCGCTGATCGGTAGTCCACCCGCTCCATCAGCAGCAACAGCCGGAACCGCCGTGCCCGTCAGTCCTCGCGTTGTTGAGAATGCGGAATCGATCAATAGGTTATTCAGGCCAGCAGCCCGAAACCCGACAACCGGACCAGACCACGGCAAGATACCCGTCGCAAATCCTGAGAACCACCCAAAGCCTTCGGCGTCATTATTGATCGAAGCGCCGCCGCTTGCCGGAATCTCGATGTTATACATCCCGTTGCCGACGTTGACCCAATCGTAATCGCCCCCCGTGTCTGTCGGGGTGACGGCTGTCTGCGTTTGGACACCCGCCGTAGACACGGAATTCCACACCAGGTCCATACCCGCCTGGTTGTAGGTAACCGATTCCTCCCGCGACTTGAAATCCGTATCGTCGATCAACGGCATCACGTTCACTGGCACCGTCACGGCCGTGTCGACATCGATCCAAATGTTCGCCATGTGGTTACCCTACCAATGTCGCTTGTTGTGCGTAATAGTTCCACGGATTGCCGGCTGCTGGAGGTGCCGCCGTCGCCACTGGCAAAACCCTAGACTTGCGTTCCAGGATCGCGTTGGGACGTTCGTAAAGGAGTTGGATTTCATCGGACGCAAGAGCACGGTTCCACTTGGCCCAATCGGCCATGGAACCACCTAAGCGACGATCCGGATCATTGTCTGACCGCATACCTAAATAGAACGAATCACTACGATTGATAAAAGTAAACGATGCAAGTGTGGCCGACCCGTCTGGCGCCGTATCAACGTACTGTGTTAGTGTGCCTCCGTCACGAATCATCGTCAGATGCATCCAGTCCGTTCGCGTTCCGGGTGTGCCACTACTAACATCATCGAGCGATCGGCCATCTGGATCCTCGTGGCGAAACGCAAGTTGATCCGTTGCCTCGTTGAAGAACCAGTTGAAACTGTTGACCGCACTAAATCCACCCCAGCTCATAAAATATTGAAAAGCGGCACCGGCATTGTCATCTAACTTGATCCATCCCGCGACAGTCCAATCCCCATCGGGGAACGTTAACGATGGATTATCAGGGATTAAAACATGATGCCCAGTCGTTTCATCAAAATGCAATCCGTCTGACTGCCATTCTGGCTCATTGACCAACGCTCCATTCTCACCCCTACCCGTCAACTCGACAAGTTTACCGCCAGTTGCCCCGAGTTGCGGTGCATAATGCCAAGCCAACTGATCCCACAAGAACGGAAACCTCGCGTCGGATTGCGAACGCGCAAAACCGGTGGCCCAGCTTGGTCGAGCACGTCGGGGGATGATGATTGAAGCCATGAGTGACCCTACTGGCTTTCCAAGACAACTGGGTTCATGACCTGATGCATCTCGATATCATCGTCTTCAAATGCGGAATCGCAGTTATTCACTACAATCAGTTGTCCCCAACGAGTCATCGGGGAAAACGTACCGACTACGCCGTTCTGGACTGAGCCACCGTCGTGTAAGCTCAGCGAGCCAATCTGCTGACATTGCTTGAGAAATTCGGCGAGCGTAATGCTGCCAAGTGCTCCAGCGGGTGCGTCACCATCTGCACCCGAATTACCCGCAACATTCCCGTTGGCTTCTGTAGTGTTGGTTGACGGTGCCCAATAGTAATCGACGGACCCAGGTACCGTGATGGTTTCGCCAGTGAAGTCCACACATCCGAGTACCGTATATTCGTCGGCTCGATTCGCTCCCAAGTCGATCTTGGTGCTTTGTCTACCTGCTGTTGTTGCCACGCCAGCAAGCGTTAGCACTACGTCGGTTGGTGTGCCGATTGTCCAATTCGTTGCTGCGTCTGCTGGACTAAACGATCCCGTAATGAAAAAACGAATCTGGTCGAGTGATCCGCCCGCAACATCTTTCCTGAGAATTTCCGTAGCCATGACAAACCACCTTTCTATTCCCCAGTCGCAAACAGATCAACGGCGGCATCAACGGCAGTCTGGATTTGCGCATCAGTCGCACCAAGAATCTCAGCCGTTTCGTTATCCTTATTCGCAGCCAACACAGCCCAACGCATTCTGTCAGCTTCAGGACTCGGGTTCTCAAAAACACCCGCTGCCCAAAGAGCCCGATTAGCGTGGTTCGCAGTGCCACTATCCTCGGTCCGAACGGTTTCGGCGGCAATAATTACCGCAACTCGGATTTTATTCCTAAGGATATCATTCGTTTGCACTGAGTACAGTTCTAAATAGGTTGCCATCTCTTCACCTTTCGATTATTCCGCTGGCTACATCAAATGTCTTAGTAATTCAACCACGCCGATCCCGGCACCGATGCCGGCGAACGTCACACCAATTACTTTCCACGCCGCCGCCTTTATCCCCGACACGTCTTTGCCAAGAGTCGCAATCTGGACGCCATGCGCGCTAACAGTCTCGATCAGACCTGGCTTGGAGTTGCCGTCAAGTGCTTTGCAGATCCGATCCAACCGCTGATTGCTGGCCTTGAGGTCGGTATTCGTCTCGACCAAACAGGTTTGTACGGCATGTAAATCGTCGCGAGTCGCGGCGTTGTCACTCATAAAGATCCTCCAGGTGTTCGAAGACGCTGCCTATTGGGTTATGTGCTTTCATTTCCTCAAGTTGTCCTTCAAGTTCCTTGATTCTGCGTTCCATCCGTTCGCAGTTGGCGCATCGTGGCGGGTCGTCTCGCTGTGCGGCATGGTTTTTAAGGTCAAGGCCATCGTGCGTTAGGAGTCCACTGTGCGCCGGGTGTCCACTCGGTTCTGCCATCACTCGTCCTCCGGTGCGCAACAGCCAACCACGACCACGCTGACGAACAATGTGACTAGAAGCAAGGGGGTCATTTCACGAAGGCCTCAGATCTTTACTCGGTCATTCCGGACGACATCGACTGTCGGTGGTTCCGGCTTCGGTGGCTGATGGTTGACCGCTTTCTCTTGTGCCTTCGCCTCCAGTTTCTTCACCCTTGTGCTGAGCTTCGTCATAGCTTCGTACATTGCAGCACTCGCGCTAGCTAAGAGACCAAGGAAGGCCAAAACAAACACAGCGACAAGAATCACGGCGCACCAGAACCAACCAATGAAAAACACTACGAGGGTTGCCGTCAGCATGAATACCGATAGCATGAGTAACCACGCCAAAGCACCTTTGATAACGTCTTTATTCCACAGAGTCATTCCACCGCCTCCTCAAGTGCCCTTACCTTCATACGAAGGGTTATGAGTTCTTCTTGGTCTCGTAGCTTTTGCGTTTTGTTCGCGTCCCAGTAGGCTTTGACCGCCGGCTCGGTCTGTGCCTCCAAGTACCCGACGTCACTCGTTAGGCGAGTCAAGTCACGGTCTAATCGATGGACCTTCGCGGCTTGCCATGTGCAAATCACGATGCATGTCACCACGGTAGCCGTGAGAAGACACAGAAACTCCCGGGCAGTTTTCGCCGATTCGGGGCTTTGCATCCTTGATTCTTCCTGTTCGGGTGTTTCACTCATACCATTACTTCCTTAGCCGCTTCGGCAAGTGTGCTGGCATCTCGCTGGTTATCTTCCTGGGCTCGCGAGATAGTGGTTCCTGCTGCCACCTGCGCTTCAGCGAGAACCGCCTTCCGTTCTTTCACGTCAGCCGCCACCGATCTTGCCACGACTGTCAACGACGGCGATGGGACCACTTGGTCACCGAATGTATGGGTGAGTGGGGGTGGCGTCGGCATCGGAGGAGGCAAGGGCTGAATCATTGCCTCCACCGCCGCCTTGGCCTGCTGGCCTGCTGCTACCGCCTCCCTCACGTCAGCAATCGACGTGTTGCCGTCTTGCTTCCGGTCTCGCCAGAGAAAGTAGATCACAACGACTGCTAAAGCGATCCACGGAAGATACTTCTCCGCCGTTTCTGTCACGGATAGTTGTGGCGGTGCGGTTTCTCCACGTGGATCGCTGGTAGGGGTGGGGTCAACGACGGCTGGCGTGGTTGCCGCTTCCATCTTGGCATCCAGTTCGGCCATGCGGGTTTCATGTTGGCGATCCTGCTTCTCGATGCGAGACTTTTCGATCATCGCCGCCATTTCCGCCGTTGCCTTATCGGCCTGGATTAGTGCATCCTGTGTTGCCGCGTTGGCTTGCTCAACAGTCGTATTGGCCTGGTCAATGGCTGCTTGTGTCGCCGCCTTGGCTTGCTCAATCGCTGAGTCGGCGTCGGCCTGAAACGCTGCGACCTGTGCAGAGATTAAACCTGTGTCGACGTCGAGAGGCGGTGTCTCTGCTGCAATGCCACCTGGATCTCGTTGCTCAGGCGCCTTTGGTGTGACACGCTGACGTAATCCACCACCACCAAGTATCTGCGTCCGTCGTGGCGAACAACCCAACGGCCCGCAGTTCGCCGTCAGGTACCATTCCGTATTGAGGGCATCGAGCGCGTAAGCGCCAAGCGTACTGGCGATCGTCGACGGCTTCGAGCCGAGGGTGTTTTTGCCGTCGGTTCCCCAGAGATTGCCAATCAGGACCACTTCGCCGTCATCTTCGATCGAGAACATGGCCCCACCTGAATCACCGCCGATCGACCTTCCGCTGGTCTGGATCCATCCGCCGTAGCTATGATTCATGACACCCTTGAACCAGAACAGCTTCCTCGGGCTATGGCCATAACCGGCACGCCATATCGTGTCGCCGTTCTTCGGATCTTTCGGGGCAAGCCTGATACCACGTATCGCCTTTTCAATCGGTCGCTTGATGCGGATATAGGCGTTGTCGAAGCGCTTCGATCGGCCGACTACAACCCCCTCGTATTCTCCGCCGCCGAAGAAACTAACCTTTACACGCTTGACGCGATCCACCAAATGCGAACATGAAAGGCAGATCCCCGCCCCCATGTAAACCCCGCTGCCGAGCGACGACCCGGCTCGAACGGAACAGAGATTAGGCTGCACGGCCTTGAGTTCCGGCGGCAACGTTGCCGCCTCGCAGACAGCAACGCAAAGCAGAAGGATCGTCACCCATGCGAGGACAACGACGGCGAATTGGGGCTTGGTTAGTTTCATAGCGTCACCTTTATGTTCTTGCGGATTATGATTTCCATATCGTCGCTCATCAGGCGAGTCATTGGCGTAACGGGGCCGGGGAAGCTTAGTTGAATCACTAAGCCCAGATGGGCCGCTGCTGCTACCTCGCGGCGGAACTCGGAAGCAGCGGCCTCAACACGCTCTACGGCGTCTTGCTCGGCGTCTGTGAATTTCGGCATGCGATCACCTTGCGAACGTCCCCTGCCCCCGAGAGGCAGGATGTGGTGTATTATCGGCGGCAGACGGCCAAGTCCCGGCGGGCTTCAAATTGAAACCCTGACTCCCGCCGGGGCAAGGCGACCATCTTTAAACAGGAAAGCGGCCCGCATCTTGGCACCAGTCTGCTCCACGAATGGGAGCATAGAACGCCGTGGCTGTCAAGGCCGGCTTGCTGGCACCACCCGAAAGGGCCATCCGCATCGATGGCGACTAGGGCCGCATGTGTCTTTCATGTCTTCTTCCTGTCGCCTGGCGGCCTCCACCCGCACGTCCGACACGGGACGACCGTGATTCTCGCGCGGCACTTGCATCGAATCGGTTCCGGCAAGGCGACCTCTCCGCCATTGAGTACCGGCTTCGCTGGGCCTGCTCTCGCATTGGACATTGACGGAATCGGCAAGGCTTTGCCTATTTCGAGAGGCCGTCTCGGTCGGTGCCACTTTCCTTTGGTGTGCTTCCGCATGTCACCGAGAATGGCCTCCACGACGCACAGCGGGACTTCCACGGCTTCGGCGGTGGCTTCCATCCACGTACCGTCTGGCAATGCGTCGACCTTGCCTTCGCCACCGGCTGCTTTCCATGCGCGTTGCTCGATGCGGTAGACTAGTGTGTTGGTTATTGCCGCCATGCCGCCGCCTTAATGTCCATCCGTAGCTACTTCAGTTTGTCTCTCAACCGACGAAATGCTTTAATATCTCGCTCCCAGTCACGTATGTTAGAAAGGCTGCCTTTCGTGAAGCTCTCGGGGATCGTGTAGGTGACTCGATGTGCGTCGATAAGACTTTCCTGGTAATCTATCGCCCGGCGAAGAGCTTGCCTGAGTCGCCGTCTTTCTCGTTTCGTGAACACTGCCAGCTCCTCTTGGTTCGCGACCCTACCACTGAATCAACACGCCCTCGAATCGATCGCCGTACCATTTCCGAAACCACTCAAAAAAGTCGTCGATAGATGCGAAGCCATCGTTCCTTGCGAAGTTCCTCAAGGCAAAATAAGGCATTACCTCCCCATCCCCCAAGGGCATTTCGCACTTCACCATGTCAAGAACAATCGGCACAACCCCAAGGCACTCTGCCTCTCTGAGCAGTCGGCGTCTCTCGGGTCGTTGGCCGACATACAGCCTCAGCGTGTCCCCCACGACGATCGGTCGTCGTCCGCGAATCAGCCGGACGTCTTGCCGTTTCTCACCCTGAGCGACTGCGGCGGCGAATCGTGAATGGAAATTCAACGCTGGCATGTTCATGTTCCTCCCTATGGTTTCCCCTTGCCCGACTGATATCGGAATTGCATCACATAGGCATCCTCCGCCGTCTCCTTGTAGTGTTCTCGCAAGACGGAAATGGCACGAAAACCGTTCTCGCGGAAGAATTGCTGAGCCGCCAGGTTCGTCTCTCGGACGTCGACTACAAGGCGGTTTCGGCGCTGTGATGACAATTTGGCGGTGAGTTTCGACACCATTTGGCTGCCGACGCCGCATCGCTGACACTCGGCGGCTACCGCGAAGTTAAGGACGTGAATTCGGTTCCTGTGAAGCTCGTAGACCATGAACCCAACCACGCGATCGTCGTACTGGGCGACCATGCCGATTATGGATTGCTGTTTCAAGCACCGAATAAAGTCTTCTTCGGTCCATGGAAACTCGAAGTCCTCGTCTTCGATTGCAAGAACCTCAGGCATATCCCGTTCGGTCATCCACCGGATATGAACCGTCGTTTCACTTGCGATGTGCATCACGTCACGTCTTTCTCGATGGGACGCGCGTAAAACTCTCTCCCAGCCTTATGCCACTCCCAATATCCAGCCTGAACTAAGTTACGCATGGCAGCCCGTACTGAGCGAATGAACTTATGGGACCAGTAACCTTCAAATGGAAATCCCGCGTCAGCACCTCCACCGCGATGCACTGTGTCCACCCATGACGCCTGCAACGCGCCATCCAGTTCCACGATTCTCGCGACGAGTTCCTTGTTCGTCATGTCGCTGTATTGTTTCATCACGGAGCCTCCTTTCGATTCCGTAACCAAATCTA